CCATGAATTACCGTTTTTACTCATAACGCGCATACCCTTTTCTGTTATGCTTAAATAATTTTCTCTCTTATTAATTATAGACGTTCTTGTCTTTTCGTTTTCAGATTTTATTACATCAGCTATTATCATTGAATTATTAACACTTTCAGCAAAAGAAATATCTGGATTTTCATACATGGCTTTCATTAACTTGTCATGTGGTATTACCTCCATTCCCTCTGTAAGATATGTAAGTGTCGGCCTGTCCGGTGTCACTGTTGACTTTCCTGTTTTTGGATCATAAAGCAATTCAGATCCACTATCACCTGTAATGGCTAATTCTGCCTTTCCTCCACTTCTACCTTTAGCGTATTTAGGTATCGGTTGCGCTGCTACAATAGCAGCCTCCATTGCCCCTTGTGCTATTAAGAAGGGCATTAATGCAAGACCCCCAACGGCACCAAGTTCAGCATATGTTTTCATTATTGCGATAGCTGTATTGGCAAATATTTTGGCTATCTCAATTGCTTTTTCATCTTTTGCTTTTTTCTGTTTTAACTTTAACTCCTCAGCATCCTTTTTTTCATCAAGTTGTTCTTTCTTAATGTCGTATTGAGCCTGTGTAATTAAGTTATTATCAAGTTTTTCTTTTAAACTTTCTGAATCGGATTCATACTTGACATCCAGCGCGTGCATTTCATCGTTATATTGTGTTTCCACAGCAATCTTTAATAATTCAGTAGCTGATTCAGAAGATTTTTTTATCAAATCTTCTTTGGCTTTTTGCAACTCCTGTTCTATTTTAAGTTTTTCCTCCGCTGCCTTTTCTTCATCTTCAACCTGTTTTTCTAAATAGTCCGTATATTGCTGTGAGTAATCTGTAAGTAATGGAACTAATGCTTTTTGTGAATCAATAACTTTACTTTTCATTAATTCCGGCTGCTCGGATAATGCATTAAACAATGCGTCATAGGTGTCTATTTGCGCCTGTGTTGTTCTTATTGTCACTCCTAATTTTTCGCCTTCTAATTGATTTCCTTCTGCAAAATAAGCCTTTTGTTTTTTCTGTAACTCTGATAATTTGGCGGTAAGTTCTTCGTAAGCATCTTTTTCTGCAATTACTGAATTTTTCGTATCTGTAGAAACGGCACCGGCTTTTGTTTTTATATCCAATAATTCTTTTTCGCTAAGAACGGCCTTTTCATTTAAGTTTGTGTACATAGAAAAATAGTCATCCGCTGCATCATTTGCTTCTTTTGTAGCTTCCGTTTGATTCTGTAATGCTTTTTCTTTTAGATTTGCCTTTAATTGATCGCTCGGCTCCCACGAAAATATTGTGCTTGTCAAATCAGATTTAGATACACTTCCAACGGCTGTAGTTATTTTTTCCCACCAACTCAAATTATCACCAAGCAATGAGTTTTGAGACTTAAACGCTTCTTTTGTTTTTTCAACATATAAATCTTTTGCTGCCTCGGCCTGTGCTTGCAGCTTTAATGTATCAACGTATTTAGGTGCCAATAACAAAGCTGTTGCAACTGCCTCGTTTTGGTCATTCCATGATGACAGGTTGGTACCCATCTTTTCGTCAAGTTTTACAAGTGCATCCTTTTTTTCGTCATCAGTAGAGGCTGAATCACTCAATGTATTAGTGTATAATTGAACTTGTGCCTCGGTTTCAGCATAAGAATCAACTGCTTTATTTAAGACCTCGTTTTGTTCTTTTATTTTAGTTGTTAATTTTTCATTTTCCTTATAACTATCCATTGTTGACAGCTTCCATCGACCCAATCCATATCCGGCTGCCGCTATTACTGCTGCTAAAAGACCCCATACACCAGCGCTTTTTGTCATTCCGGCGGTCATTTCCGTTCCTGTCTTTACTGCCGACTTGCTTGATGCTGTATTGGCTACGTTTGCAGCAGTATTTTCTGTTACTGCTACCGTATTTGCAACCTCGGCTGCTGTGGCCTTTCCTGTAAAGAATATTTTTATCTGCGTTCCCAAATTCTGTAATTCCGTCCAGATAATTGATTCTTTTCGTGTAGCATTAGAAAGAGTTTCAAGTCCGTGAGTAAGCGCAATGGCTGCCTGAACTTTTAACATTATCTTTTGAAGATTCTCATTTTCATTTCCAAATAAAGCAGAAGCACCACGCGCAACCTCAAAAGCAGCGGAAACAGCAGTAACCCCTTTTATTAAGGCAGTGAATTTCCCTGCGCTATCCATTAACTCTGCCTGATTCCTTGCCTTGGTAAGGTTGTCTTTTAAATCATCCATTCGCTTTGAAAGGATAGCTACTCTTGGGTTGTCGATACCTTTCCCTGCCTCGATTAATCTAACGAGTTCCTCCCTTACTGCTCTCATTTCTGACCTTACAGTACCATAAACTTTTTGAGAGTCCCATATAGAAGCGTTTTCGGTTTTTAGTCCAGCAGTATAATCTTTTTTAGCCTGAGTTAATTTTTGCTGATCTAAAATAGCTTGTTTTTGAACATCGGTAAGTTGACCTTGTGCGTTTAATGCTTTCCTTTCTTCATCGGCCTTTAGCTTAATCGCTGCAGATGCTTCTTTTGCTGCCTGTTGCTGTTGATTGTATAGTCGGATTGCTTCTTTGAGGCTTTCATTATCGCTGGACTTTCCCTGACCTGCAGCTACCATTCCTTTTGCAGCAAGTGCCATAGTATCAATGAGGCTTTTTAAAGCTGTGTCAATGGTCGAAAATTCCTGTAATACTTTAGGAACATCTATAAGGGAATCTATACGATCTTCAGCCATTGCTTATCATTTTTATCATGCTACAATACTCAGAAACGGTTGTGTTTTGTGGGGTAATCTTAAAACCACACTTTAGCCTAACGTTTAAATTTAAAAATATTTTGCCAAAATCTGATTCGCAAAGTGCCTTATTGTGTTTTTCTTCAAGCATTTTATTTCTGTTCATCCGGTCACGTTTAAGATTTATCATTGCCATCTTCGCCGTGTTGCTTACGCTTCGCAGATCAATAAGTCTTTTTTCAGTGTCAACTTTATCGAAATCGTATTTGTAACCGTATTTTCTCAGTATTTCAAAACATGTATTATAGGATTCATCGCTTATTACTTCATTTTTCTGAGACAAAACCATTATGCAAATATTGAGAATGTCAAGTTTTGCCTCGTTTATTCTTATGTCATTGGTTAATTTCGCCAGGAGTTTTGTTTTATTTGAGTTAAACAATTCAAGGTAATCCATAAAAATATCACTCCATACGTCCTCAATTTCCTGATCAGTAAATTCTCCTTCAATTACAAGACATTTCTTTTTGTCTTTTACAAGACACTTAATGAACTTATCCATTGTAAGGACGTTGCAGGATATGATAATTTCTCGGTTCATGCCATTCCTGTTTTTTGAGTGAATGACAAAAGTAATTCAGGCAATAGTTTTTCTTTAATAAATTTAATTCTGCTTTCAGAATTTAAACCCAAAATATTTTCTCCATATCTGCCCTGTAAGTCCCATTCATCAGATTGAAGTTTGAATATAATGGAATCCGCTGTAATATCGGTAGTTAAAGAATTTACTGTTTTTTTCGATAACATTAAATCAACTTGCCCAGCCCCTGCCTCTGGATTCATTTGATTTTTCATCATAGCATATTTTCCATTACGATATTTTCCTATCGGATTACCGGTAGATCGTTTACCCTTGCGCCACTGATCAGCGTTTGCTTGCTCCAGTATTTTCTTATCGGAATTAAGTATTTTAACAACCTCTGTAATAAGGTCGTATGCTTCAAGTTTTCTAAGCATTCCGGCAGGAGTTGTCATAAATAAAAAGATTAGTAGCGAGAATGGGCTTCGATCCCATGACCTCCAGCTTATGGGGCTGGCGAGCTACCGGACTGCTCTATCCCGCAATACGTTATTTCTTTTCGAGATCCTCAGCAGGCTTCACAACCTTTTTGGGCTGTAGCTTTTTCCATATCTCAATAGAAACGTCAGGATGCGCTTTTAAAAATGATTCCTCAGTTTTAAAAGACTGAACATGGGAAATCAATAACTCCCCATGTCCAGTTGAAATATATCCTTTTGTCTCCATATACTACGGAATTGCTATGCTTAAAATGTCGCTTTCAAGTCCGTTTTCTGGTTCTGCACCAATAGCAGGTGAAAGAGCAGCTAACGCAGTGGGTGTTTGTAATTGAATCGTGATAGTAGTTGACGTTACAAAAGTTCCGGTAAAGTCAAATCCTTCTCCAGCAGCATACAGGGCAACTCCTGAAGGTGTATTGACGGAGCCGTCAGCATTTTTTATGATCCATGCTCCGGCTTTTGCGAGGTCGGCACCATAAAGGTCATATAGATTAACATCGTTTTCATTAGTTTTTGCACCAACAAAAATGTGTGTAATTGACTGAGTTCCTACATCAGTAAGCGCAACCTGAATGCATCCATGAACATTTGATTCAATGTCGAAATCGGTTTTAATGTAAGAAATATTTTCATTCAATTCTTTTGTTGCTCCCAGTGACATTGAAAATTTAATCTTCAGGCCGGTAGCATTTGTTCCATCAGATATTTTCCACGGCTGAACGTCGAACATATCAAGTGTTACGCCTTTCATCTCTCCGGCTGTCCCTGTTGTTGTTCCTATCATGTAAGAATCGCGAGTAACGAAAATCACATCATAATCAGATGTATTGAATTTTCGCAACTGCTTAATTAAGGAAATACCTCCCTGCAGTAGGTCGAATGTCCATGTATATTTTCCATCAGCCGCTTTTCTTTCGGCCCCATAACCAAAGGACTGATACTTACTTTCAGTAGAATTGTCAGTTACTCCACCGAATGAAAATATTGGAAATATTCTGTCACCTACTGTTTTCCTTGTGTCAGCTTGTAAGTTTGTCTTTAAACTCACTCCAAGCGTTCCAAGGTATGTAGAATCGACCTTCCAGTCTTTAGGAACGAGGATTGCCCCGATAATTTCTCTTGGGTCAAAATATGTCTGCTGAACGCCAGTATTACCGTATGCGTCAGTAGATGTCAATGTGTTTAGAATGTTGCTCATTGTTTTTTGTTTTTAAAATTTATATTATTTGGTTTGTTTTTGTTCCTGGTTCGTTTAGTGTATAAAATAATTCCATGTCAAAACGGCAAACAAGGAATTCGCTCATCTCATTACGCGTTGACATTTCCACGTTTAAATCGGAATAAACATTTTTTACTCCACGCTTTACGTTTAATAACCTTATGGAATAAGGCTGCTTAAAAAGAAATGTAGTAATGTTATTAATTACGTCCTCATCTGCTATTCTGGACGTTATGGCCGTTTTGATTTTGGATAAATTTATTTGAAAAATTAATGACAGGTTCGCTTTCTCTAATCTCAAATCCTTTTTATTAGAACTTGTAAGAATAAAAAAAGAACTTGCATTAATTTTGTCGTTTAAAAGAATTTCCTGATAATCTTTTGAATTTACAGAGTATTCAATAACAGCGGTCTTTCCTTTGGTATTAACGTAGGCCCTGGGATAACAGTTATATGATGTCCATCCCTTCAATATAAGATAGTCATACAACCTCACCTGAAGCATATCGATCTCCCTGTCAAGTCCTTTTGGTGCCGTATATCTTATATTACCCATTTACGAAAGCGTTATCAGTTTTGGTGCGTTTGGATTACCGAAATAACCTTCCTTTATTTTGTCGATCTGTTTTTTTACTGCAACAATTTCATTTCTCAAAGAAGGTATCAATCCGATTTTATTCAGAACGGAATTAGAAGTTACTAATCCATTTAACTCAATCATTGCCTTTTCAACAAGATCAGCAGAAATGCGCTGGTTCTTATTGCTACGGAGCGAACTTATGTATGAATTGATAATTTTTATTTGGAAAGATAGATCCACTGCTTTGGAAAATATTTTCTCATTCCGTAAAATCAAATCCGTAAAGTCATAAAAAACTGTGATATCAGGATTAAGGCCAAAACAATTATCATTCCCAAGTTGGTTGGTTGATAAGTCCCATATTTCCTCAGTGGTAATATAAGGTATAAAAACATTATCAATCTGAAGTTCTGAAATTTCACTTTTGACAATGGAGTTCTGATAATCCCGTTTGTAAGGAAATGGCATAGGCACATGGCTAACAGGCCGCGCCTTGGTTAAATTACTTGTAAAATAACCGAGATAATAACTGCCCTTGTATGAATCAGCCGTGTTGTCAATCACCCATCCCAAATCTTCAATGTGGTTGTCAGATGAAAAAGCTATTGTCTTTTCAAACAAAGCATCCGGGACGTTGCTTTGGAATAATTGAAGTTTTACGATCCCTGCATTATTGAAATTTAATAATATTCTCGGTATTTCAAATGCCACATTTTTTTTGGAGCTTACAATAATTTGATAACCGACAAAACCAGCCGTTACAGTTTCTGTTGCAACCAGATTGAATGTGTTTTTATATAGGAAATTCCGGTCAATATAATCTGAATCGGAAAATATCTGATTGCATACTTCTGTTATAGATGATTCCTGTAACTGTTTTATATAAGTATTTATTTGAGCGTCAGATGCAGCAGAATCATCTATACCATCGATAAGGAACTCAGCTTTGCAAAATGGATTATCTGTTGAGTAATAACCCGATCTACTCCCATAATTAGGAGCATCCAATATGGCATACGCGGTGCTTGTGGGCTGCCTTAAACCCACAAGACCGTATAAGCCAGTTATTACTTTCGCTTTGTCAAACATTTTTACGTACTTGCTACGATTGCGAATGCCTGAATAGATGTCTCATCAGCGGTGCTCAAAGGAGCGTGATCGAAAGCAAGGTCGATGCTGGCCTCAACTTCTGTCATGGTGTCCTGAGTATAACCACCTGTTGAAGTATAGTCACCAACAGTTTCATAAGTGTGCACTGCATACTGTAACCCATCAATCGGGTTAACGATGCTTGAATAGTCATTCAGTTTGGTAATCACACCAGACCTGTTTTCGCGAGGGATATGAGGTAAGCAACCTACAGTTCCAAATGGAACGGCAAGCCAGTAACCATTTGTATATGTTGCAGAAACAAGTGCGTACAATTCTGTTGAATGAACGAATGTTACTCCCATGAATTGGAATGAAAGGTTCGTTGAGTTAGCTGCTCCCTGGGCTGCCTGTGCCTGGAATTTTGCATAAGAAACAGAATCACAAATTACAGTGTAATTGCCACCCCATTTATTTATGTCCATAACGATTTTGGTAATCTGAGCCGCCCTGTTGTTATAGGTTCCAAAAGTAGTTGTTGCATCAGCATCAATTTCAAAACAGTCAGTTCCTGCATTGAATGTTCCTTCAACTGCTGCACCATTTACACCAGAACGCGAAGCATACAGGAATGCGGTTGCTGCTGTTTCGTGACCTTCAACCATGTTAGCCATGAGATTTTGCCATTCATTCATCAGCATTTCGGGAAGTGAATACACATTGTTGTTAGCTTGTTTAAGGCTCCATGCAAAATGATCGTGATATGTTGTCCATGAAGGTGTTAAACTTCCGGTGTCACCATGTGCACCCGTATGATTGTGCGCTCTCCCTGTACCCAATGAACGCGATGTTCTTTTGGTATAAAAGGCCGTCAAAGTACGATCTTCGCGTGTGCGGAGTGTTTCGTAATTCTGGAAGAAAGATGTTGAATTTTTTAGGATTTCAAGAAACGTTCTTGGTTCCTTGTAACGGAGTTCACCTGACTGGAAAGCTCCGATTAATTTACCCTGAGCAAGTGCCAGGTTACTTGTTACATAATTTGCCATTTTTATAAGTGTTTATTGGTTAGTAATTTAATTAGTGGCCACCCGGCCAGATCACTTGCCAATAAATTCACACTTTTGGCGAAACTATAAATGAAAGAACTGTAATAATTTTACAAATATAATACTTTTATTTTAACAAATGCAAGAAAATGTTAAATTATTTTTTTATACCTCAACTTTATACCTCATCATTTAATTATATTGTATCAGATATGGCAATTTTGCTGAAACACAAAATTTAAAATCCTGAACTTTTGAAATGCAAAGTTCTGTAGTATTTTACTTGCAATATCTGAGTGGGCGCAAAAACCAAAAACAATATTTCCTTAATAAAATATTGGCTTTTAGCCTATACTTATTCCAAACTTCTTTAACATAACATAGCGTTATGAGAACTATCGCCCAGTAAGGCTGTGAATAGTTGCGACAATCTCATAACGAATTTTATGTTAAATAAGCACACTTTCAATATTTTATACTCACTCTGTCGAGTGAAAAAATTGTTAGATTTGGAGAAAAGAAAGCATGAATAAAATAGGAATTGATTTTATAAAAAGAATAGAATTATTATCCGATTCAGAAAAATTAACCAAAGTGTTAGAATTCATAAAAGATAATAATGGAATATTAATTTACAAGCAATACGAAAATGAATACCCTGCCTTTTTTAACATTTTAAGAAAATTGGAATCTGATGGAAATATAAGATTAAGCGAACCAATAAAGAATGGATATTATTATAGTTTGTATTTCCAGAATTTTTTAATTAATAATATCAGGAACAATCCCACCCCCAAAAAACTAAGCACACTGCAAATTATTATGATTATAGGGGGATTAATATGTGCTATTTCTGCTATAATTACCATAATTTGGTATTTTTATAATTGGTGAATAAACATTTAAAAACCGGATACGTGTAATATCCGGTTAATGTTCTTTGAATAAGTTCCAAATCTTATTACAGATATAAAATTTGGAAAGTGTAAAACAGATGCCCACAAAGCACCACTTACGACAAATTAGGGTTTACACCTTTTTTTATGGAAATCATAAAAAGTAAAGGTAAATTACATCTCAAGATAGATTATAGAGTGATAGTGGTCATTCTTTTTATCGTGAGATTATGTATTACCTAAATTTAAGGGGACTAACACTACCCTTTTTTATTCAAAGAACTATTTTATAAAGCCATTATTTTTGGTTTCCTTATAAAAACTATACTTTCCCGTGAAAATACGGTAAAGCATTTTTCTAAGTAAACAAGTTTTTGCGCCCAATTTCATAAAGCAAAGATATAATAAAAAAACTAACATCCAACAAAAGTGAATTATTTTTATTCAAATAAAATCTCCTCCTTAATAATGGCTAATTTTAAGTCCATTATTGTATTGCCTACATATGTATCAAAATACAAATAGATTTTCTCATTTAATTTTCCGGACTGAGTAACCTTTATTTTTTTAATTATAGACTTAGTTCCAGATGCACTTGACATTAATTTGGTTGTCATTCCAGCTACAGCCTGCATTACAACAGTTGTCGATATAAACTCTCCGTTAACACCAGATCCGGAAAGAAGCGTAATAGTATCACCGACCCGATAAAGATGTTGGTTATATGTTACAGAATCCGTCTTTTGCCCAAGTGTTATTAACGCTAATAATAGAAAAACAATAATTGTTGTTAGTTTTTTCATAGTTTTTATTTTTGGAATCCAATTTGATTATTTGTTTCTTTTTTTCTGGAAATATCCTCTTCCAAAGTATATTTATAAACCAAAATCCCACAAAAATATAACCTGTAAATATAATGCCTTACATATGAATCATTTGCAAATCCGTCCTTTTCACCTGCATAGATAAAATCATTTTGTATTTTTCTTCGTATCATATTATTTTTATAAAACCCATTTGCTGATAAACCAAAGCCCTGTCTTTATGGTAAAATCTATGCTTACCTACCTCTCCAAACTTTTCTTTTATTATTTCACATTCAATTTCGTCAATGCCTGGCTGTGGAACTTGAATCAATTTTTTAGGAGCGCCCCCAAATAGATTGTTCACTATTTCCGTTTGAATCCTATCGTCCCTTTGTGTTTTTGAATAGATATTATCTTTGGTTTTTTGCTGAATAATAAACCCGGCCTTATGCTTTACGCAAACCGTTTCAATATTATTTTCCTTTGCGTATTTTCCAATAAAAACATCTGCCATATTTGGATATTCAAAATAAGAAACTGGAATTTTCATCAGATCAGTATGAAAACACATTACACCGGTGCCTGGAAACTGAACGGCAACATCTTTTAATTGTTCACGCAGGCAATACACCCTGTTAATGGAGCTTCTATAATACGAAGGAACTGGATATTTATTAAATGACCTGCCATGCAAGCTGATTATTGCTTTACGCTGGTATTTTTCAACAGCATCAATCATAAACCTACTATAATCTACAGTGTAAATAATATCATCGTCACATGAAAAATAATAACCTTCAGAATTATTCAGTCCAATAAATTTAAAAGCATCTCCCTTTGAATTATCACATATATGAATAACTATTTTTTTATCATAAAGTTCAACCGGGATTTCGTCATAACAATTCAGTGCAATATGAATCCTGTCAGCCTGGTCAAAAATTGATTGCACGCAGCGAATGAGTTGCTGTGGTCGCTGATAACTTGCTATTCCATATATCCGCTTGGTTTTCATTACAGTCCCCTGTAAATTGATAATACACGGTTTATTACATTTTTATCATCATGCCACTCCCTGACATAGTCATTACCAAGTTTCCCGTAAAGATTTCTTTTGCCTTCGTTTTTTACAAATTCAATCAAAATATCTTTTAATGTTTCGGCTGTTGCAACCACATAAGGCTCGTAACCGATGTAGTTTTTAAAGAAGTCTTTAACATAATCATTCATCCCTGCAATTACAGGCTGTCCGAAACACATACCCTCAATTGCGGAATTACCGTAACCGATCTTAAGCTGATCGAATGTAATATCACACCCTGATCGCATTATTAATGATTCTCGATGCGTTCTACCTTCAATTAATACCAATTCAATATCTGGAATTTCGCTACATGCCTTAATTAAAAGCTCAGTGTCTTTTATCTCGCGGTTAGTCGGAGAATGAGCCAGCCTTATTTTTTCGTGTGGTATATAATTAATTTTTTTAATCATTTCCAGTTCCGAAATACGATAAGGAGCAGGGATCCATCTCTCAGGATCATCGTTCACATATTTAATCAGGTTGGGTGTTGAAACAACCCTGAGTGCACGGCGGCTATTATCACCCTGGCAGATAATTTCCATATCCTGATTTTCGGGAAATCGGCCATGCTGATGAATTATCCATTTAGCATCTCTATTGATGTGAGCCCACCCATTTGCATAACGGAATTTATTATGACAATGGACGATTTCACACTTTGATAAATAATCAATGACATAATCTTTGTCCTGCGATCCCATTAAAATATCAGCAGGAAAATCAATGTAATTTTTTTCTTTAACGAAGCTGCGTGCTTCATTGTCTGAATACTCATTGATTGCCCTGGTTAATTTATAAGATTGTCCGCCGGTATCAGCGGCGCAAAAGTCGGCTATTATCATATTTATCGTTTTATTCCTACTGCTATAATCCAAGTTTCAAAAACAAATATTTCGGTAAAATCAATCATACTAAATCTTTTCGCAATGCTTTCTGTCGTATAATTTCTTACATGGAATCTGCAATTAATGGGCTTTCCATTATCATCAACAGGCTCGTCATTTGGAACTGAAATAATTACTTTACTTCCAGACCTTAGTTTCCATATTATCTTAATATCTTCAATAATATGTTCAAGCACTTCGGTAATTACTACTGTGCTATAATTTGTAACCCTAATATATTCAAATATGTCAGCACAAATAAACTCAGCTTTCGGACAAAACCTCCGTGCCTGTTCGATAGCAACCTGTGAATAGTCTATTCCTAAATACTTATTCCAGTTAGATAACGAAGCAAGTATTCCATTACCACAACCAAGGTCAAGCACGTTGTCCGTAGGCAGTATGAATGAAGCAAGTTTCCTGTAAAACGGAAGCCGGCGTTTTCTCCATGCGTTACTTTGCCTTGAATATAATTTATCGTATTGCTCTTTCATTTTTCTTTTGCTGGATTTCCGTAAACAGTTGCATTATCAGGAACGTCTTTAGTCACAACTGATCCCATTCCAACTAAAGCACCTTCTCCTATTGTAATTCTGTTACGTGTAACACAATGAAGTTTTATTTTTGCACAGTTCTTAACGGTAACATAACCTGCAATAATTGAAGTGCAACAAATCTCACAGCCATCACCAATTACAGCATCATGCCCGATGTGAGCATGGGCCATTATTATATTATTGCTTCCAATAATAGTCTTTGCTTCAGCATCATAAGGGGTTTGAATTGTTACATGCTCAGAAATAACATTGTTGTCTCCTATGATTATTTTACCCTTAAAATCATTCTGATCAACCCCCCTAATCTCTCCGTTGCTTCCAATGACTGAATAAGCACCAATACGATTACCCTTACCGAGTGTAACGTTATTATTAACGATAGCCGTCTTATGAATTTCGTTTCCATCAACATTAATAAAATCGCTGTTATAAAGATTATCAGAAGTTTCCATTATTTATTGAATTTAATTATTATTTTATGATTGATTCTTTCCAGTGGATTCATTTTTGATTCATGATCCCCGTGGCTAATCAAAGATTTTTTTACGTGAAACATTGAAAAGTTTTTTTCGTGCAACCTTAATGAAATTTGCTGACCTACACCTGAACTTATATTTGGATTATTCGCAAATCGCTTACTGGATATTGGATGTATTTCAAAATTCAATGCTTCAAATAATTTTCTTTCAGAAATAAAATTAACATCATTCCACTGTGTCTGATAGTAATTTTTGTATTCGACAGGTATAAAGTTTGTCCAGTTAGGATTTTTTTTGTATAAATTCGTAATGAATAATCCAAGACAAACCTTTGCAGCATCCGGAATACTATCATACATTTTTGCTGCCTTATCAAAAAAGTTCTTGCAAAGCCTCATATCATCACCGATAAAAATATATTTCTTGGATTGAATATTTTTGCAGTATTTAAAAACCGTGTTTACAATATTCCAGAATCCGCGCTTACCATTATTTTTATAAAACCGTATATGTTTCACATCATAATCATCCAAATCATACTCAGGAATGCTGCCATCGTCAAAGATATTTACTGAAATTTTGTAATTTTTTTGTTGTTCGACAATATCCCTGAGTAATAATTTAAGCATTCCATCCCGATTATAGGAGGTAATTATGATGCAGAAATCATACATTGATTAAATTTTTAGCGTTTTATTTTTGATACGCTCACCCATTTCTTTGGCGTAGGCCTCTGACCCTACTTCGATTTCTTTAGCTTTCATTTCCTTAGTAAAGGCTTCCAGCGTTCCGGGGGTTCCTTTGTCGGTAGAATCGCCAGCACCACGTCCTCCGTCCTGTTTTAAAAATCCTTTGTCGGTCACGAATTTGCTCATTACATCAGCCAGTTTCAATGGTTCCAGTGTAGTTGTATGCTTCAGAACTTCACCGTTTACCTTAACAACTTCTTTTTCGTCAACAATGTCAACCTGATAACCGTTGCCTTTGAATACAGATACAATGTCATTACGAGTGAGTGTTTCGCTTACTGCCTTTTCAGGGATGGCAGAAAAAATGATTGAATTAATTTTACCCTCTTTTTCTTTTTGTGCAAACTGATTTGAGAGTTCAGTTTTTTCGGTCTCAAGTCTGGTAAGATTTTGCTGAAGTTTAATTTTGTCAGCTTCCAAATCTTTGATCTTTTGATTTGGCTCGATCTTAGCATCAGCCAATATTTTTTCACGTATTGCATTATCAATTTCCTCATCTTTTGTACTTGCAATACCCTCAATACCCCACCTTTTTTTTCTTTCCTTACCAATGACTTCGGTTTGATTTATTCTTGCCTGTTTACTTGTTTCAAATTTTATATTTTCAATCCGAGTATTATATTCATCTGTTTTGAAAACAGAAATAGCAGCATCCTTTATTTCAAGTGCTGTCTTTTTTTCTATTGCCTCTGCAATCACTGTATCCTGAACTTCAAACTCTTGTTCGTTAACTTTTATTTTCATATCACTTTTTTGTTGGTTAATAATTACTTTGTTTTGAGCAGTTTCCCGAATTGCATCGGTTTGATTCCGGGCAAATCCGTTGCGGATACAACCTTCTTGCCTTTTGTGAAAGTTAAATCAGCTTCATTAAACAGGAATCCAACAGCCAGAAGTTCTGCCTTGCGTTTGTCATACAGTTTCTGCGCTTTCTGTTCTTCTGTTTCTGTAGTCACGGGAGACACAACAGGAATGATCTCTTTTGGTTTTTTATCTCCAAAAAGTCTCTCCGTTTCTTCTTCATTAACCACATACAGCTTACCTGAATCACTGGCATTTTTGTTAAACAGTTCAGCCAGACTTTCATCAATTTTTACACTTGACCTGATTTCTTTACGCTGGTTCAGATCGAACACTTGACCTTCTTTCATCAACTGAAAGAGACGATACGCTTTTGTTGCCATAAATTAAATTTTAGGGTTTATAATTAAATTTTCACTTTGGGTTTCATTATTGGCTTACCAAATTCATCCATCTTAGGATTGCCATTCTCGTCAAGTTCAGGCTCCATTTCGTCCGCCTGCTCATCCTCCGAAAGTTCTTCATCACAATACTTTTCAAAGGCTTCAATCAACACCTTTGCATCTTTTGACTTATCAGCTTCATTCAGCCACCAGCCAGGGAATAACATCTTTTCTTTTGCTTCAATAGGGCCGTAAATATTCTTTACCTGCTCAATCGTATAATGAATAAATGGTTCAACTTTCAGTCGGAGTAACTCCTCGTTCATTGTGATAGGATCGTTTTTATATTTACTCAAAATCCATTCTTTCAATTGCCGGTCAAGTATCGCTGAGTTATCACCCTTCGCCTTACTTGCCTCGTATTTGTCGAGCAAAGACTGGACTGATTCCAGAATGAAATTTCTGCCATATAATATAACGGCCTCCTCTTTTTCGTTTGGAAGCATGAATTTTATCCCCAGATTAGTAAAGAAGCACTCTACCCATTGAGCAACGTCAGCATATACGTTTAATCGAGTGATCTCAGGCTGTAAATCCTGATAAACTTCCGTTGCTGTCTTTTGAACTTTGGAAGCATCCTGAACGCCCCAGATTGTTTCAAACATAATGTTATAAAGCAAATCCAGTTCTTTTGTAAATTCAGCCATGATTTCAGGAGGCGGTATCTCGAATCCGGCTATCTTTGGAACTGATGGCTGATCTTTGTCGGTAGGAAATGGAAGGGTTGCGCAATCAGTAATGTCTTTTTTCACATAATATCCATCAACACAATCCGGACAGATGCTATCTCCAGTCTTGACTGTACCATGGCATTTCTGACATTGCATTGCATAACGCCAAAATAATGGATCCCATAACAGGAATTTAAACATACTTTTATGAGACAAGTCCCTCAGGAATTCCTTTGCTGATTCAATGATTGAATGAATAGGGCTTAACCGTTCCTTTGTTCCAATTTTAATTATGTCAGAAATTACTATCCCTGGCACCCGGTCAAATGGATTTTTAAAAGTTTTTTCTTCAATGATTGAATAAACATCCTGTTCTTTTTTTATCAGATAATCTTTTTCGCTGTCAATAAAACGCCACTCCTGAATTCCGGATGTGTTAGTTACCGGCTCGTAAAGAATCCAAATCAATCGCTGTCCGTCCGCTTCATAATTACGAATAGAACCTATTGATTTGTAAGTTGGATAAAACTTTTCTTCAATCCATTCGTAAATAATTACTCCGTTTGGATCGGTATTATAAACACCATTCATCCAATTATTTTGCAGCCACTTTTCCAGTGTTTTTCCGTCTCTGATTGTAGATATTACTTTCAGTGCCCTTTCTGCATTGTCCGGATATTTCTTCACGCCGCCGGTTGCTGAATAAACATTATCAACAGGCCTTAATAGCCTTTCAAATATATCTTTGATTGATCTTGCATATTTCCGGCGGGCTGTTTGCTTTTTTTCATCCTCTTTATGTTCAATCCTGATAAGTAAGTCAGCAAAATCAACGCCATTAACCAATGCATTAAGGTCTTTTGAATAATCACGTGCCTTCGTCACCCATGCAGGAACTTGATCGGATGCTTTTATTATTTCAAATATTTTTGTTTCTTCCATTGGTGAGATTTTAAACCGTAAAGATAATAATAATTTTTTTCAATAGCCAAATATATTTTTTAGTGATTTTGTAAATAATTGATATTTTGTAACTTAGTCTACTTTGTCTATCATAAAACAAATTATTATTTCATCACACATTTACATACAGGACAGACATAAACTACATTACCATTATTATCAAAAGATATAATAGGATTTACTTCTATCGGTTTGCCGTTTTCATAATGAATAATTTTTGTTTTCATATTTTTACCATTTGATTAAACTTCTTTGTCCTATTGCAGAAATATAAGCATATCTGATTGAATCAAATGCGTGACAGTAAGCATGAACAGGCTCATTAACAGATATGCCATTTATTTCACGCCATTTATAATTCTCCTGTTCACGTTTCAAATTAACATTCCTTACTAAATGAATTTTATGTTTTTTCAATAACCCAATACCCCAGACAATCCCTTTGGCTTTACTAACCTTATGAACATTCCATCCCAAGTTTTTTAACTCTTTTACCATTTCGTAATCGTTGTATTTGTCTGCACAATCCGAGGAAATAGATTCATTATATTTTAATCCTGCATTTTTCAAAGCATCAGATAAAGTTGGAGCATTATCAATGGGATCATATAAAAGAAGTTTGGCATATAAATTATTTCCTTTCAAACCGAATTGAGTAACGGCTGTGGGATCATTGACAAACCCTAAATCCATTCCTGTATGTAATTCCAAACCTTCAGGCATTTCATCAATCCATGTCACATCTTTGAATATCAGTCCTGTGATTTGTCCACGTTCGCCGAGGCCATAGACCTTCCACATGAAGTCATCAGCGGTACCGTTCTTTATATTTTCCGGTGTTGTCTCATAACTTAATATCTCCTGTCGCTGCCCGGAAGGTAGAAAAGGATTTTGTAAACAAGTTGAATGAAAAAACTTTGTATCGGGCCGGGTAATGATTGAATTAAAAATCCAATGTTCTGTGAAATATGGATTATAGTCAAGAAAAAAGGCCTCGTTACAACGCTGATTAAGCTGTTTGAATCCTTCAAAATCCAATTCCATACCTTCATTACCCCAGATAATATCATGACGTTCTCCGTGTGAGCCTACGGCATCCAGACCGGAAAAATAAACAATGTTTCCAAATACATCAAAGTGAATAGGACTTGACATGAAATGTTTGTCGGGATCATATAGGTCATACATCCGAAGAATTTTAATAAAATCCTTTAGAACTGTCTTTTTGCAATCGGCAGCGGTCTGCCTGAATATAAGAATATCTTTGCCTTTATCAATATTACGTTGGCAGTAAGTAAGTATAAATTGAATTATATCGTATGATTTTGCTGACCCAGAGCCGCCCTCAAGAACAAACCCCTGCTTATCGGATTCGTTTACGTTTTCTTCACCAAAAGTTAAAGGGGCAACCCGGCTGGCTGTATCTGCCTTTTTGTAATCAAAGTTTTCAAGTAAAAATTCTAAATTGATTCCACCTGATATTTTCATTCAGGAATTACTTTAGTGTGGTTTTAATTATTTCGATCTGGGTGATCTGCTTTATTGATTCTCCCTTGCTTGTAATATCAGAACTATCTTTTAATCCCAAATCCCTTGCGATTATGTTCGCATTTAGTAAATCAGCAGAAGCTCCCTGGAACTTTTGATTGTATATAACTTGCTCAATATTAAGTATGACTGTTAGAAAATCGTTATCTTTTTCCTGTAGTGTTGACTTAAAAGATCGAAAATAAGATTCCGAACAATTAAGATAAAAACAAAGCTGAGAAAGCGTCATTGCTCTCATCTTTGGAAATACCTCAGTTGTAACAACGCCCTGAAAAGCAAACCCTTTTGATTCATATAGTGGATTTTCTTCACACCATCTAAAATACTCACAGGCAGCTTCCCACATTAATTGAGGTGTTTTAAATAGCTTATCCCTTCCGTGTTTCGATCTTAATTCCCAAGCTTTGTTTCCTGGCTGAAATAGGTGTTTGTTCTTAATAACTTTTTCGGCTCGTTCAATAATAGATTTTCGAGAAGGTCGTTTTATGTCGTATTTTTTCTTTGTTGCCATATTTTAAAAATCCCGGCTCAACTCCTCCAGAGAATTACAGGGACTTGATCCATGAAGCACATGACAAAAGTAATGTTTTATTTTGAAATATGCAAATTTAATTTGCCATCCAAGTTATTTCAATATCCATTCCGTCACTCATAACAGGAAATTCAAAGAACTTATCTATTGAGTTTTTGTAACCTCCTGCAATTATGTAAGTATCTTTAAGTTTAATCTTTTTAAACCTAAGATTAGTGTCTTTCTTTTGGTATTTAGACAAAGCTGACTTTAATTGTTTTGCTTTACTTTTATCCATTGTCTCGGTTACGAATGTATAGTATTGCATAGTTTATGGTATTGTAATTTTTCCGACGGTGGTAAAATCATGTGATATTTCACCTGTTTTAATATTCACAAGTTTATACTTATAATAAAAAAATGTTTTGCCTTGTTCGCGTCCTGGTTCTATTTGTACGAACTTTCTTATTCTGGAAACCTCGAAATCAATTACCATTCTTTCTTTATCGAACTTATCTCCCTTTTTAAATTTTACAGGATTACTTAACCTCCATTCAAGTTCTTCAATTCTTTGTTCAAGTTCCCTTAGATATTTTTTATGTTCAACAAGTAAACACTGGCAGTCAGTAAGTAATACTTCTGCCTTTTTAAATAATTTTCTTTTAAATAGTTTCATTGGTTATGGGTTTTAATTAAAAAGCAAATTAATAATATCTAAATCCTATTTTATATTTCCAAAAAGCAAATCCAATGTGCCATCCTCCGAACTGATACATGAAATAAAATAGTGGGGTAATAATAAATACACCCCTTCTTTTTGATATTAAAAATCTAAAACAACTCAGTCCTTTAAATGCCACAAAGTTAAATTTTCTCATGTGTTTTATTTGTAAAATCAAAAGTACATTTTATTAAATATGCAAATTTATTTTAAAACTGGCCGTCATCTTTTTTATAAGTATCAACAATTATTGACACCCTGTTGTCTTTTGACATAAGGAATTGTATTTTAATCTGTCGTTTTCCTTTGTAGTCTGTGATATGTTCTTTTCCCTCTGTTGCTATCCAGTCGGTAAGATCATCAATGTTTATTACTCCATTTCCCAATACGAAGTCGGGTGCTTTTGCATTTTTCTCAAAGGATATTATACCCCTGATGTAAGTTCTGTCGTTTGCCATGATTTTGTTTTTGTTTAAATTTTTGTAATTTTGTTTTATATAGTGCCAATCGGAATGAGTATTGGCGATTAATTTAAGGTCAACCAGTGACCGGGCAGGGAAACACCCTGCCTTTTTTATGGTTTACTTGAATCATCAAATAATTTTGCGGAGAATATCGCTTCAATCTCCGCAAGATCAGCGTTAAGTTTTATAATCATTTCAGCAAGTATCTCATCTTTGTGCCGGTCAATGAAATTCTGATCGTAAATACCAAAGGAAATTTTATTTGTTTTTGGGGTTAGGTGTATTTCAAGTATTGTTTTTTTCATAATGTTACTTATAAGTTACATGACCTTATTGTTATAAATACGTTTATTGAACATTTCAAACATTCCATTGCCCTCCGCTTCTGCTGTAAAAAATCCATGATTCCATTTATTATATTGGAACCATTCCGGACTTAACGAACAAAGACAACCAGCACTCCAACATGTCTTTATTTTTTTGTTGATACTCATTGTTTCGGTATGCTCTGACGTTCTATGGAAGTGACCGCATATTGCAGTGTCGTTTGTTTTAAGAAATAGCCATCTGGCAGGATTTACACCACCATCACCCCACCCTCTCATAAATTCATGTCCATGAATAACATTTAATTTGCCTAATTTAACAAGCGTACCCTCATTGATATAAGTAATTCCGGCATTTGCAAGCTCAAAGACATTAGATATGCCAAAATATTCAACACCCAATAGTTCAGGGTTCTTTGTTTTCATCCAGTCAGACCATCGTTTCTCATGGTTTCCTCCATGATAATAAAACCTTGTGCCTTTCGGAAAGTAATCCACTAACTCAAAAATAAAATCAATAAATAACTCCCGTTGTTCTTTAAACAGAGGCTTGTCAGTGCTTTTTAAAAATCTGCTCTGATAATAAAAATCAAATGCCTCCTGCAATAATACTACATTACACCCCTCCTTAAGTCCTTCGTTGATCGCTAATGATAATGCCTTTTCGTTATGAAAAGGAAAGTGTATGTCAAATAAACCCAATACCTTTGCATTCTTTTTACCAACCTGTAACGGAAGATAAAACGGCTCTGTTCCAACATCAAAAGAGGTGGGGCATTTGAATTTAGCATCAGTATTGTTTTTTTCAACAAAATATTTTCTATTACCACAATTTGACTCCCTGCTTTCTCTACCACATAGTCCTTTTAACTTGCGTATTCCGGCTCTTGCGTTTTCAATACTTTTTACAGATTCCGGATGTTCTGAAAATATAAGTCTTGCTAACGTTCTGTTTGGCATATCAAAATACACAGGTTTGTCAAGGTAAGTTGATATTAAGGCAAATATTCCGTTCATTGTTTGCTGAACACCATTCATCTCCCTGGTGTGTCTTTTGTTGTTTGGGTTTTTCCCCCTCATAGGTCTACTCATGGCTTCTTTTTTGGTGAATAATTACGTTTCTTTTTGGGTATACTTATTGAGTAACCACACGTTTTATGCTGACAATTATAAATAATACACCCATTTTTACCGTTGCGCCCATAAATCATTCCACACCCCATAGGACATCGTATTCTTGGGTATTTACTCTGTATCTTCTTTTTCATAAAGTATTCTTTTAAACTCATCAGTAACCGACTTGGTATATCCTATTGCGTTTTCAAGGTGCATAAGTTTTATCTGTGCTTTTAGGTCTGCAATTTCACGCTTCAGATTAAATATCTCTGAATCTTTTTGACGTATTATACTTTCTGGATCAGGGCAGTTCATATTTTTTCTCCAAATATATCTTTAAATGAATCAGGTATATCAAAATCCTTTTCGCACGAATCCATAATAACATAATTAAAAGTATTATATTTCTTTTTTAAATAACTTTCAAGTTTTATTTTTGCTATCAGCTCATTTTCTGCGTTCTTTACTTTTGTCTTGCCGGATGACACCTGCACGTCTAATACGTTAAACACCGTCCATGAAATGATGTATGTAGCCATTACCGTGTCGTTATTGCGTGAAGTAATACTTTCTGGACTTTCTCAAATGATACGTGAACAAACTCTTTTGACCTATTTAAAAAAATTGCCGTTGTTTCAAAGTCTTTAAACTCACGTGTTACTGATAGGTAGGAATCTACATTGTCCTGAGTGAGTGTAATCGTTTCGGGTGGCTTTCGTTTAAATAATCCAAAACATTCACTGTTGCAGAAATATTCACCAGACTTATTATGTTCTACATCCCACATATACCTGTATATCGTCTTACAGCAGTAAGAACATTTGAGTTTCTGTATGTTGTTGTGTTTTGACAAAGATAGTTAAAAATTTAAAATAGTTTATTTATTTTTTTCTCAACTGTTACTATTGTGTCATTATGACTTCCGCCATGAGCAACAAGTAAAATTTCAATTAATTCAAATCCTCTTTTTATTCCAATTCCAGAACTATTCCAACCAAAACACATCGCAAATCCTCCGGGCTTTACTATTCTACTAATTTCATTAATATGCTTTGTCCTCCAACTGCTTTGCGTTGTTTCCATTGTTACGGGAATACCAACATTTTTATAACACTCGGAAACTTGCCTGAGTGAATACGGCGGATCGTAAAAAACAAAATCAATAGAGTTGTCATAAAACTTTTGCAAAAATTCAACTGCATCCAAATGATAGTGAGTATTCATATTTGGATTTAAGTCATTTGTAATTTTTGCCAATTTACTTTTATTTGCAAACGGATCAATACTTTCATGTTCTGGTTTTAAATATTGGTGTATTAATTTACCGATACATTTAATATCAAATGTGTTGCTGTTAGGCATTTCCCATACTCTATTGAAAATAATTTTCATAAATTATATTTCATTATTATATAAAAATAACCACAATATTACTGGTAAGCAAAAACAAATAATTAATAAAATTAATCCTTGCCATTTGTATTTATTAAAGTCTATGGTTGCCATAATGTTTTAATAATTGTTCTACTGAATAAAAAACAGGCTGTTTTCTTTTTTAATTTTTTACACCAACCGTTTCCGTTTGAATCTTCATTAATCATATACCTACAATTACCACAG